TTGTACAAAAAATAGAACCTCTATATATTACCGTAGAGCCACTTTTAATTTCAAATGAATAAAACCTATCTTTAACTAAAGAAAAGCTTCCTGTAATCGTCATATAACCGTTAGAATTAGCTACAGTAACCGAAACAGCACTTGTAGTTCTTTTAGACTTATCGGTTAATTGAAATGTAACCGAGCTTGGTGTGCTTCTGGGAATTACCTTAAAGTTCTGAGCACCTGTTGATGTAGTTAATATTACCATATTATAAGTAACAAATAATCTTTAATTTGTTTTCATAAAAAAAGGGATACCGAAGCACCCCTTTATTTAACCCTATTAAATTTAATTATTATGAATTTGAACCAGGTGTAATAGTAGATGCACCAGCCGCAGTAATTTGTGCTGCTGCTGTTTGACCTCCACTATTTTCTAGGAAGTTAGCAGGTACTTTTTCCATACCGCTAAACGTAAGTGTATAACCACTTAAATCTCCCATCGCTGCACCAGTTACTATTGTTCCACCAGAAACATCAGCACCGTTTTCTAATCCCATAACAAATACATTTTGATTATAATCTTCCACTAAAATATGTGGGCGACCATAAGCCATTAACTTAAGTTCTTTATTATCTTCTTTAGTTAATTTGTGTAATGTTAAGTTTAATGTTTGTTCAAAGAATGTCGTTCCGTTTTCTCTTGAAGATGTTATATTCTGTTCAAATGATGAATTTCCTTTTACGTCATACTGTAAAACAGTAACATTACTTCCAAAGGTATCAATAACGTCAGTACCACTCGTATATACAATAGCACTAAAATCACCAAAATCAGCAAAATAAACAGCTTTTATACCACCAACAACATCTTTACAAGGTTCTTTTCTACCTAATGTTAAATCGCAAGCCATAAGTTTTATTTTTTATTATAAAAAAAGGGTAAGCAGATATTTACCTACCTACCCTAATTTTTGGTTAATTTATTTTATTAAGAATAAAGAACTATATCAGAACCTATTCCGTACTGTACTCCAGCAGTAAATCTCATAACAACTCTTACGTTTTGAGAACCGTCTAAGTCAGCCATATCAATCAACTTAACTTCGTTGTGGTCAGATAAAAGACCAGTTCCAAAGAATAAGTTAGATTTTTCAGCAGCTACTGCGTGATTGTCAACTAATCCATTAGCAACAAATAATTTTACACCATCAAAAGATAATGCTCCATTTTGCCACCACATTGTACCTTGATTAGCAACACCGTTAGCTCCAATACTAGATACATTTTCAGAACCAGCAGCGTTTTCTAGTATTCCAAACCCTCCTAAAGCTCTTACATAAGCTCTAGCAATATTTTGAGATACATAGATAAATAAATCTTCTTTACCGTATAAAGCAGAAGGAATAGCGTCAACTATTTTTCCAAGCTCTGCAATTACGTTAGAAGAAGTTACAACTGCTTTTGCAACGTCAATAACGTCACCATCGGCAGCTAATAAAGTTTCAAATCCATCAAATTCACCAGCGTTAGCGTTAACACCAGACCAGATGTTGTTTTCTGTTTTTTCAGCAACTAATCCAGAAACATGACCAATTAAATAGTCAGAGAATTTTGGAGGTAGGTTATCAAATGCAGAGTATCCCATAGATACAGCTTCCCAGTCACTTCTAAAGTCTTTCTTACAAAGCTCTAGGTTTACTTGGAACTCTTCTGGTTGAAGGATTCTTTCAGTTAATGTAATAGCAGCAGTGTCAGTAAAGTCACAAGTTGCATCTTTAATTACGTTAGCATCAGTAGCAATTTTTTTAATTACTTCTTTATACTTTACGTTTGGTTTGATTTCGATACCACCTCTATCAAGTGTAACACCTGATAATAAAGCAGCAGAAATGTACTTGCCTGCAAATTCGCCAGCATAAGTACTTGTAATTGATGTAGTAGTAGCCATTTTTTAATTGTTTTTGTTTTAGTTTATTTTAAATTAGCAATTCTGTTCATTACTCTATCTCTAGTGCTCATTATTTTGTTTTGACCATAAGATTTAAAGTTTTGTTTTACTTCCCCTTCAGGGTTGTGTGATATTGGTTCTGAAGCTGGTTCAGAAGATAACTTTTCTATTTTGTTTTGCATAGATAGTTTTTCTTCACCGTAACCTAATTTCATTTCCTCAATCATTCTTTTTAATTCAGAGATTTTAGAATCAAACTCGTCTCTTCCAACGTATTTCATTTCATCCATCTCAACTTCTTCAGAAGCTTCCTCTATAATAGGAACTTCTTCTTGTAACTCTTCAGAAACAACTTCTTCAGTAGATAATTCCTCTTTAACTTCTTCTTGGCAGGCAAGTTCTGTTAATTCTTGAGATAATGTCTCTTCTTCTTTAATTTGTTCCGAAAGATTTACTTTGTCTTTTACTTCAACTTCTTTTACTTCATCCTTTTTAACTAATGATAGTTTTTCCATGATGTCGTTCAAAATTGATGTAGCTTTAGTGTTTTCCATAAATTTCGATTATTAAATTAATTTATCTTACTTAAATAACTGCATGTAAAAAGGTTGTTAGATTTTTATATTTTACCTATGCCTTGACCTCTCAAAGTTCCGTCACAACACTTTCTTGAGTATGTTCCGTCTTTACATAAGCAACCTCTTTTTTTATTTGTAGGTACAGCATTTCCTACTGTTTCATTTGTTTTTTTCATTTCTTACTGTTTTTAGGACTTTTTCTTATTGCACCATCTTTACCTACCTCCGCTAATTTATGTTGTTCACAAGGCATATACCAAGTTTTACCTTCAAGGTCGTGTTCGTGTATTCCTTTACAATCTAAATCTTCAGCCATTTTTTCAGCCATCTCTTTGGTTGAATATGCTAATCTATCGTTTATAATTGCATGGTCTTTATCTACAACCATAGATGCCATTTCTATTTCACCTAATTCTCTTAATTTGCCTCTTGACCAATTTAACCCTGCTTTGCCACCCCATAATAAATAAGATATAGTTCCGCAAGCTTTGCTATCAGATTCATCATAATATGTCTCTGCTCGACTTAAATATGAGTACATTCTTTTAATTGTAGATATACTTAGTTTCTCTCCTCTTGCTAATTGTTGTGCTCTTACTTTACCTACAGAAGTTGCACATTTATTGTTTACGCTTTTATTTAACTCAATACCTTTTTTAGCATTATTTCTAACACCACTTCCATAATCACTATAAGTTTTAAGTTCATATTTGTTATCTAGTATTGAATTCGCAATCTCTAATAGTATTTCTTTAGCTTCCTCTTCATCGTTTATCTCATTTATCTTGCTCATAGCTATTTTGTCTGTAAAATAACCTTCTATAGAGAATCCTTTTACTTTTCCTGTTTTTACATAGTCATTCCAAACCTCATCATTGTTTACTTTCATAGAAACCATCCAAGTACCTATAGGTAAATCCATATCATACTTTCTTGACTTGTCATGCACATCATCTTCTATAATCCAAGATTCAACAACAGATAAACCATGTAATTCAGCTTGATGTTCTAAAGTAGATTTATTTTGATTACCTCTCATTAAGAATAATTGAGATGCTTGTCTTACTGTATCTTCACTAAAAAATATATAATACTCATCTTCACCACTTTTTCTATAGATGTTTTTATTAGGAACTAAGGCAGCACCCATTAATATTTTCTTTTCTTTATTTACTTCAGCAAGTTTTATCTCATGCTGTTTAGACAATGCAATAAAGTTTTCTTCTATTGCTGGTTCATCTACAATAGATATAGCTTCTATTCCAGATAATTCTTGTTCTTCGTCTATAAGTAGTTCTACTATTTTCATATTGAATTTATTTTAATAATTAACCGACTGATGCCGTGTTTGTAATATTTCTTTCTAGTTCTTGAGCTGATGTTATATCTTTGCTTACAACAAACGCTTTTAACGGTTGCCCTGTTACACCTGCTAATGTAGTTGCTAATTGACTTACTCCACCTGCTCCTACAACATTAAAGTCAGGAGCTTCAACATTCATTGTGCTTTGTCCACCTGCTCCAGCAATACTTGCACTTGGATTTGATTTGCCTCCACTAGATAATATTTGTTTAGCTTGTGCGGCTGCTCCTAATACAGCAGCAACTTGTGTTGCGTAAAATACAGGAAAAGAAAAAGCGGCTAACGGTCCTGTTGCTTGAGCTGATTTTTGAGCTATATCTAAACCTTGAACATATCCTACACCAGTTCTAATTGCTATCTCAATAAGTGCAGCAGCTTTTGATGCATCACTACCTTGTTTAAAAAGCTTACCCATACTGCCAATAGCTCCTGCATAAATTAAAATTATCTCTTGATTAATTGCCCTTAATGCTTCTTTCTTGTTTTCTTCGTCTTTTATAATTAAAGCATTATAATAAGCATTTATATCATATCTAGCCTGTCCTTTTAAACCTTCTGACATTTTTAAGTCATTTAGTTCATTAAGTGCCATTTCTCTTTTCTTTTCTATAGATTCAGCTTCAGATATATTGTCTTCATTATCTAGTTCTATTTTTCTTAAAACATATTTATTTCTTAAATCTCTTAGTTTTCTAATTGCATTTATTTCCTTGTCAACATTACCTATTTTAGTTAAAGTATATTCATTGTCTTTTTCTAAATCTTTATCATTTAATTTACCACCTAAAAATGCAGTACCAGTTAATTCATCAATTTTATCTATAATTTTATTAGATTCATCAATAACTGTTTTGCTTCTTTTTGCAAAAGATATGGCAAGCTCTTCGTTTGATTCTTCTATTAGTTTTCCTTGTACACCAAAACTACCTCCAATCAGTTTTTCGTTGAAGTCGTTTTCTTCAGCATATTTTCTTATTGCATTTGCTCTTTCTTCTTCATCTTTTATTTGATTTATAGTATCTATTCTTCTTCTTTTTGCTAATAATTCTGAATTGTCTTCAACTAATTTGTCTATTTCTATTCTTGAAGCTTGAGCTATTGCATATAGTTTAATTTTTTGTCTTACATTATCTAAATTGTTTCCATATTTTAAGTCTTCCTCTGTTAAATCAGGAACTAATTTAATTAATTCTTTTGTTATATTGGTTCTTTCTTGTTCTGATAAATTTGTATCATCTAATAAATCAAGATATTCTTCAGCTACAACCATATTTGCATTTAAAGAATCTAGTGACTTAGCTAAATCCTTTGTTGATTTTGCTGCTGCTTTAGCTGCCGCATCCATTCCAGTAAAGAAATCTAATATTTTAGGACCAAACGAAATTAATAATTGAACACCAATTAATATACCTCCTAGACCCCAAAGAGACTTACCTAATTCTTTAAGTGATGCTACAACTCCTCCATTGGTTTCTGCAAAACTAGAGAATAATGTAACAACCTGAGACAAGTTGTTAGCAATAGCTGTAAATCCATAAGAAGCATCAGAAGCTAAACGACCAGTTTCTAAAAGTATAGCATTATTCAATCCTGATTGTGCACGACCCTGTTTAGTTACTTTGGTAACTTTCATTTGTGCAGAGCTTAATCCTTCAAGAGATTTAGTTACATTATCTACAGCAATATTTGCATCTTTAGCACCAACCTGTATTTGTATAAGTATTTTCTTAGTTGCCATGTCTTAATCTTTTTAGTTGTTCTTTCATTTGTTTAAAATCCTTTACTCCTGCATATTTACCTTTGGCAATCTCTATATTTTCTCCAGCTCCATACCATTGAGAAGAATTTAATAAATCAAGGACATATTTTATCATAGTTATAATTTGTTTAATAATTCTAATTGACTTATCTCAGTTTTGAAGTTTGTGCTTATAGAATTAATCGTAAATGTTCTATCTTGTATCACAAGCTCATCATTCAACCTATAGTTAACTAATATATCTGTTGGCAAGTATCCTTTCAACTTGTATATTCTTTTCTTTTCCTCAAAGATTCCGTTAATATAATTAGCGTAGAACTTTTTAAATAAAGAATTAGTTCCTCCATTGTAATTAGTTAAATTCCACTCATCTATTTCATCATCAAAGTTAATTGTAAAAGCAGCGGCAGTTGATGTTGTGCCATCTTCATTAGTATTAGAAGGTCTATAATATTGTGTTATTTCTACAGGAGTGCCATCTGAAACCCATTTAATTCCTTTTCCAGAAGATAATCCAGTTTTTTGTATAGCATAAAATACTAAAGGTTTAGTTAATACTGGAGAATAATTACCAGTATTTGGAGTTACATCTGTTTTAGATTCAAAGTCGCCATCTGCTGAATAGCCACAAAGAATATCTGTTATGTAAGGTGAAGGAGATGTTACTGCCGTATAAGGGCTCGTGCCTGTTTGATTAGTGTCAATTATTCTTTCAAACTTCATGTGTTCAAAAGGAACTTTGACTTCATATTTAGTTCCTCTATCTACAAATGTAGGTTTTACTTCTTCATTACCAAATATCTCATTAAATTGTTCTTGATGATTTATGGATAATAGAGTAGATGGCTTTTCATACTCAAAATTAATTTGATTAAATTCAAAAGCTCTTTCTATAATTAAATCCTTTGTGTCTATATGTTTTGTTATATCATAACTACCTTCAGAAGGATTGTTTACTGCATCTAAATAAAAGTTATCTAAAGTATCTACATATATTTTACCAAAGTCAGTGTCAGCTACATCATCAATATAATATGCTGTTAAATTAAACATCTTAAATAATCCTGTAAGAAAATCAATAGTTTTAATTTTAGGAACATTATCTGTTATTATTATTTCACCAGTTGTAGTTATACTTGCTCCAGTACCACCTATATTAAACACAGCAGTATTTGTGCTAGTAGGTGTTTGTGTTATTGGATTTAATATGTATTCTGTCATATTTAAGGTTGGAGTAAACGAAACATTAGTGTTTGATTCAACAATCCATTTAATTTGATAATTAACTAATTCAAATGTTGATATTAATTGAACGGTAAAATCTCTTGATGCACCAGAACCTAATGCTAATTGTGCTAATGTGTTCCCAGTAACATAATCGACAGCTTTAACACTATAAGGTTTAGTTTGGTTGGCACCTGTTGTAGTTATTGTTAACTGTGCATCATAACGTCTTGTGTGTCCTGAGGTTGATACAGTCCAAGTATCCCCACTTATATTAAAACCTAAGTCACCAGAAGAATATCCCCATGAGCCACATATACGACTTAATGTTTCTTCTTGGTTTTCGTCTCCTCCTATAGCTCCTTTGTTTCTACTTAACCAAAGAAATAGATTACTAAATTTGGTTGAACTAAAGAAATCTCTAGTGAACACAACATTGGAAGAATAATCGTTAGCTGTAGTATATTTGTCTTCTATAGCTTCTATTATAGTTAAACATTTAACAGCTGGCTTCAAATCATCAAAATCTAATCCAATATTGTTTTGTGTTGTGTTATAATATAGATTGCCACTATAATTAGGACTAGATTGAGCCGAATCATAATAAAATCTTTTTGTATGAGATATTAAAGGATATATTATTTTACCAGACGATAATCCTGTTTGTAATCCATTCTTAACATTAGAGCTTGTATAATCATGTGTATAATCATCTAATTGACCAAGAGTGCTCAACTCATCATCACCAAGTAAATCTTTTAAATTTATAGTATTGCCATAAAAAATAACTTCGTAAGAAAAGGGTTTGTTGTCTTTCATCTTAACATTATTAAGAGAAATCTTTCCTCTTCTAAATGGAGAGAAGTCCAGTTCCATTATAGCATCTTTTCTGCTTCTTGCATCAAAACCATTGTCAATGTTATAATTATACCAGTGTTGAAATAGTTTGTTGTTTGTCTTAGAGGCAGGTAATGTAAATGTTTGGCTAAAATCAGTAAATACTTTTTGTATATCTCTTACATCTTGTATTTTAGATGTTAATGAAATAGTCTCATCATTAAACATATCTACTCTCTTATAGACATCATCACTATTTTTTATGTATAATACTATTTTTTGCATTATAAAATATTATTTATTTTATCGTAAGCATAGTCAAAAGATAAAGTATAACTAATAAGTTTATCATTAACTGACTTTTTAAATTGTAATGTATTAGATTTAAGGTTTATTGGCAAAGTATTTGTGCCATCATAAATCCAAACCTGTTCTGCAAGTAACATTTCTCTTACTACTTCATTGTGGTCTTCAGTATAGAATCCTGAATTAACAGTTATTGATTCTTTTCCATTTGCCATAAACTTCTTTTCTTGATGCTTGCTCAATGCATAAGATGGTACTCCACCAGAGTTCTCTATATCTAAAATATTATTTTTAAACTGTTGTGAAGTAATATTTATGTTAGTCATAGATTTTTTAAAGAACCACAGATTTTGTAGTGCACCAAATTTATTATAAAATATTATATTTAGTGGAGTGTATTTAGGCTCACATACTTTTTTAAGTGTTATAACAACATTAGAGTATGAAGAATTATTGCTAGATATAGTTACAATGTCTCCATCATTTAAATCTTCGCTATCTGTAATAATTAAATATTGTATTTTTTGATTAGTGTTTCCATTATCAGTAATTACTACAGGAGTTGTACCTGAACCCCAATTAGAATTATAGCTATCCCAAAAATCATCAGCATTATCCCAATTTATATTTGCACCTGATGTAGTTGTTAGTGTGGCTGTTACTGTTTGTGCTTCTGCATATATAGGAATCTTTATGTCTGCACCATCATTATAATAAACCGTAGTATTGTGTTGAAGCACCATAGGTGTTTTATATTGAACACTTCTAGGATTGGTGCCGTCTTCAAAGTAACCGTATCCATCTATGCCTAAAAAAGTAGAGGTATTTATGTTTTGGGAGTTTACCTGTACTATAGCACCTGATGAATTCTTAATAGTAATATCTGCATCTATCCATAAAGTGTCAGTTGCGTAGTTATTATACTCTGTTTCCATAAAGTCTCTGGCAAGCTCACTTAATTCAAATACAACATAAGGTTTAGCAAACAAGATATAATTTTCTCCTGAAGCCATAATGTTGGAGCTTATAGATAAAGTTGTGTCGCTATCAATAGCAGTAACGCTTGCTGTTGTTGAATCTGTTGTGTTTTTTATAAAACTACCTACTTGAGCCGTAGTATTAAAGTTTTGTGTACTATCAACTAATTTATTAGCTGTAGTAGAAGTTGCACTACCTCTATCTAATTCATCTAATAATTGTTCTTTGGTTAAAGTGTATCTTTTATAAGATGCATTTCTTTGTGAATGTGTACCAGTCCAAATATAAAGCTCTAATTTAACAGAACTCAAAGCTGCATTAGATACTTTGAAGTAGAATGGACTTCTTGTGTTTATTACTGTTGACATTTTTATTATTTTAATTTAAATGTATTTCCACTTTTATAATAACCAAGCATTTTCATAAAATCATCTATGTTATTGCTAATATCTTTTGTTATTTCAGGTGCAACTCCCATTATATTATTTATTTCTTTATTTACTAAGTCAGTCAAAAAGTTAGTTGGTCTTATACCTTCTCTTTTTATTTTTTGTGCTATTTGATTTGCTATTCTATTTTTTCCTTTTTCTGTTATATTAGATAATTTGTTTTGATTAGAATCTAACAATGTAACTGGTTTGTTGTTTATCCAACTGATTATTTGTGGTACAGAAGGGCTCGTTCCTGCTTTTGTTCCTTCATCCACTTTTTCTCCATAAGCATTACCTTTTACATTTAATTCAAAGAAGTTGTTTTTCCTAACTGTTTTCTTGTCTAAAACAAAACTGTCTTTTAATTTACCAGATGAATCTAACGGCTCATTTAATGTTCTACTGCCAAACTTAACACTATTATATGTTCTTTGTCTAGGTTTCTCTATTTCTAATTTAGCCAAACGTATAAGCCTGTTAGCATATCCAATTAAAAACAATTCTGTATTTTTTAATCTGAAACTCATTAACAAGGAGATTGACCGTTAGCATTAATATCTGATATTTGATTGTTAGCAACAGTAATAGATAAATCTAAACTCCAACCAGCAAGTAAATTCTCAAACCTGTCCTCAAACATATTAGCACTGTAATCTGTATCTATTTGATATAATTCAGAAAACAATTCTCCTCTTCTAAGTGCCGACTGTAAACCATTAACTACGGCAAATTGTGTGTTAAGTACATCTTGCTTATTATTTATATCGTGAAAATAGTTATCTAAATCTTTTTTATCTAGTTTAGTTTCGTTTACAATATCCATACAGATAACTTGTAGATTGAATTGAACTACATGGTCTTGAAATGTACATCTATTTACAATTATATGTGATAATGGAAATATAGTTTGTTTAGCTAAGTCCACTTCAAATATATCACCAAAAGTAACTGAATTAACATTTGTATTACCTTGAAGGTAGGTTTTAAGTTTGTCTAGTATGTCGTAAAAACTTGTCATTGTCTATATGCTTTTTTTAATTCTTGTTGTTCTATATCTGTTTTTTCTTTTTCAAATGCTAAATAATTTAAACACTGGTAGAGTGGAAGCTCGGCAACTGTATTGAAGTTTCTGACATCACCTTTAGCGAGTGCATAAATTGATTGATACCAACCCCACTTTTTTGCAAATGCATCTCTAGCTGTTGCATATCCTCTTTCTTCAGACGTTGCTCCAAATATTTCGGTATAGCTCCCAGTAACTCCTTCCCTAAAGCGTAAAAAAAAACCATTGAACTTATTGCTACATCTAATGGCATCTCTTTCATCAGTTCTTGTATTTCTTCATTTACCTTGTATGGTGCAACTGTGTATTTATCTTTTGCCTTAAAATTAACAGGTCGATACAATACAGCCATAGCTTTATGCATTTTTTGCCAATCAGTAATATTAGTTTCAATATCTACATATTCACCAAGAGTAATATCATCTAACTTAGGTACAAACCCCATATCTACGTCTAACAAGTTAAATCTTTGTATAAGCTTAGGTTTCTCTTCAAATGCTTTGTTTAGTATAGTTAAAACTTTTTCGTATTCTTTCAAAGGTATTTTGCTTACATCTCTTAATGATACGTTACAGAATATTTCTACAAGTTTCATATTCAAGAAATCATTTACTTTTTCTGTGTCTTCGGCATCTTCTGTCTTGTTCTGCTCTATGACTTTCATATACTTTTGGTATTGCCAAAGTTTAATGTTAGATAGAGTTGTTGGTACTTCTAATTCGATTTGTTTTAGTGCCATATTATAATTAATAATTTATATTGTTTTTGTACTTTACATATCTCCAACTGAATATATGTCAGTTATATATGATATTATGTATGTATATGTTATACATGATATACACTATGCAATATAATACTTTATGTTATATATTACACTATATATATATACACTATGTTATATATTACACTATGTTATATATTACACTATGCTATATATACACTATGTATATATATATAACATATATAATCTGACTATTTGTCGGTTGGGTTATGTTTGTAGTAGTAGAATACATAAAGCTCAATGATTTTATTGCTCCACTTTTTTAGATTATATGCCTCAGGACTACGGAATATGTTTCCATTATCATTAACCTCTACAAAGTACTCTTTGCTGTTCTTTGGCACTGCATATATCTTTATGCCATTATCCATGCAATAAGATATTGCCTTAAGATAATTCTGGTCATGTATTATTTTTCTAGCCATACCCTATTAGATTCATAAAGGTATTGAATTCATAAGGGATATACAAGTGTCAGATGGAAAGTATGAAGTGTAGAGAGAGTGGAGTAATATACTAAGATACATTTCAAATCCCCCAGAGGGGGTATATATATTGAATTAGAGACGTTTTAAGACACTTTAGTATTAAAATGGATAGATAGTACCACATAAGGTGTTAAACTGCTTTAAATGGTGCTTAAATTGCTTTATATGGCTTGTTTTAGCTGATAAAGATAAAGAAATATACATATTGACTATTTAATTAATCATAACTAACTAATTGTTAGGAATGTAACAGAATGTTAGATATAAAAAAACCCCTAATTAAAGGGGTGTAATATCAATAAAAGACGATAAAAGATTAATATAATTTAATTTATTGTTTCAATTTGAATGTCTGTATAACCTTTATTTATCCAGCTTTGTTGTTCTGTTGTGGCTTCGTCTAATGTATTAAAGGCGTTATGTGTGCCACCTATCCAAACCAAATATTTTCTTTGTTCTCTTCTTTTGTTTGCATGGTGCAATATGTTTTTTTCTAGTCGGTGCATGATGTTTAATTTAATGTATCGTTAATTAATTCCTGTCTTATAAGCTTATCAATACAAATGTTTTCGTGTATTAAATCATATATATTAGCGAATGCACATTGTGACCAATTTTTAAATTGTTCACCTGTTAAATCCCATTCATCAAAGCAGTCATAAATGCCAATAATACCAGAAATTTCTTTTGCATTATATGTATAAATAACGTCTTGGTTACCGTCTATATACTCCCAAATTAAATCATTTACTTTGTCAACAAAATCGTCTTTGTCATTACCTAATATAAAATCCGACCACTCATTATCTTCAAACTCATATTTTTTTACTTCTTTTATAATGTCTTCAATTGTTTCTGTCCATTCTTTAATAATATCGTTTCTTGTTTTCATAGTTATATAGTTTTATTATAGTTTAATTTCCTCCATGAATCATGAAGATTATAAATTTCTGGATAATTATTTCTTATGTAATTATATTTTAAATCTCTGAAATGGTTGTAAATTTCTTTATAATCTAATTTTTTTATATCAAAAGCAACTCCAGTAAATAAATCAACATCTTTTTTATCTATTTCAATAGTTAAATTCATTTTTTCGTATTGACTAGATTTAAAGTATATTTTATCTTTAGATTCCCAATCAAAACCCTTGTATTGTATCCACATAGGGGAATTATCGCTATTATATCTGTATTCTTTACATTCTTTATCTATCCATTTAATAAAATCATATTCATATTTGTAAAGTAGAATATTTAAATTAGGTTGAAATGTTGTTTTCATAATTAATATAGTTTAAGGGTTAAAATAATAGTTGATAATATAATGAATAAATACACGCTTAACGCTATTGTCATGGGGTGCAGTACAAACCTTTCGAATATTGGTTTGCGTTGCTTAGGTGCGTTCTTAGGTGCTTTAAACATCGTGTTAAGTTCTTTAATTCTTTTTGTTTTCATAGTTATATAAATAAGTTAATTAATAAGATAAGGCAAACGCCAATAACAAAGGCGAACATACCAAACGCGAAAATCTCGGATAATATTTTAAATAGGTTTTTCATAAGTAATTATATTGTGAAATTTCAAGAGATACATCAAGACAATAATTTAATGAGAAATTATTTATCCTGGCATCTTCTGAATTATAATAATTCCAAGCTCTTAATATATCTTTATCTTGGCAGTGCCAAAAGTCAAGATAGTTTTCGGAAGCGTAATTTGAGAAAGCTTCAATAGTTTTAAATCTGTTTGTTTTCATATTGTACAGAATTTTTGATATTCATTTGAACGAGGCAAAAAACATTCTTCGTTGTTTATGATACCTTTTAAATCATGCATTAAAGTTATTTGCATGTCGATATTATCTATTCTTTTGCTATGGTTGTTTTTCCAAAACTCTAAACCTATAAAACATCTGGCAGTTTCCTCTGTCATCTCATGGTTTACGAAATAACAAATAGCAAATTTTGACATTAAACCATCTTTAAGAAGATATTTTTTTAGAATGTCAGTTGTTTTGTCTCTTAATTCAATGTTTACTTTTTTCATATTATAGTTTTTAATTAATATTTAGCTAATATATATGTAAATATTTCCACCTGACAACAACAAAACCAATTATTTTTTCTATACCTCTGTAAAATAAATATTTTATAAGAATTATCTTGTTTTTATGCTTTATTTGTTTATAGCTTTGCAGATTGCCCAAAAAGAACCCAACAGAAAACAAGCATTTTCTGAACAGGTGGGGTGTATTAAATTTACATCTATTGAATTGCTAGGGTATTAAATTTACGTCTATTGAATTGCTATTAAATTACTTTACCTTGTTCATTAAATTCATAATCATTAGCAAAACATAATTCTAATAATCCTTCATTTGAATAAACATATCTGCTGTCATTATGTAATGCTCTTAAAACTCTATTCTTATCATCTTTTTGCATACCATGAATTAAATCTATATCCCATGTTAACCCTGTTAATGGGCAGTCATCAGCATTTAATTTTATTAACTCTTCTTTGTCATAATCATAAAAAGAGATAAATTCTCCCCTATCTTGAAATTGTCCTATTGAATAATCGTAGCTTCCTCCAATTACTTTGGATAATGCTATTATGCTTTCTGCTACTTCATCAACAGAATATTGATTTAAATCATGCCAATTATCTCTAATATAATCAAAACACAATTCTCTGTCAGGGTGTTCATCAATGGTGTAAAGTTTTGTTTCTAATATTCTCATTGTTTTTATTTTAAGTTTACACAAATATATAATTAATTCTGCAACTGACAAACAATATTATAATTATTTTGATATTATATTATTTTTTACTTATTTCGTTATTAAATTCATATATTGAATTTGGCGATGCCTTGAGTATTGTTGAATGGTGTATTGAATTGACCTATCCGTATTGAATTGCTTAGTATAAACTTCTTGACCTACTTCTTTTATTTCGAAAGTTAGTAGTTTCATACTTTACTCTTTCTATATTCTTCTTGTTGTTTTTGTAGATACAATTCAACAGTGGCTTGTAGTGTTTGATTTATATCTTTAAGTTCTATTATTTCAGCTTTAAATATTTGATTCATTTCTCTAAGATGTCTAATTTCAATTCTGTTTAAGTCTTCTTGATGTGTCATACTATTGAATTTCTATTTCTGGATTTATTTCTATTCTATTATCTAAGTGTTCTATTATTATAGCCATATACAATTCCTTTTGCTTTTTTGTTTTGGCATACAAAGGGTATCTACACCAACCATGTTTGGATTCAGTAGGAAATAATATGTCCTTTATTAAATTGCCAAACCTTTTCATAGGTCGAACTGTTTTATATACTCTGTTTACTTTCATAATTATTTATTTTGATTATCTAAGTATTCTAATATTTGCTCTCCGACTTTTGGAAAGTCACCAAATAAAACATTAACTATTTCTTCGTCTGTGTGTTCGTTCATGTTCTTTGGTTTAATATTTCATGTTTAATACGAATCAATCTAATTCTTAATTGATAATTTTTTTCTTTTGCTAATTGAATTAACTCTTCTCTACCAAATTCATCTCCTGATAAATCAAGTATTTCATTTATTAATTTTGCTCTCATAATTAAAATCCTAAATTAATATAATGCTCATTTGCTTTTTTGTCACTTTCAAAAACATTACAACAATCACATTTTTGTATTTCATCTTTATTATTTAATGTGTTATAGGTATGTACATACCCTTGCTCATAACACACATCACATTCTATTTCTATTGTTTCCATAATTATTATTGTTTATTGAATTGATTTGCTAGTGAATAAAATCTATAAGTTTCATAAGGCATCTTATAGCCTTTGCAACTATAACAAAAGAGTTGCTTCGCTTTGTTTTGTATTACTGTCGAACATCGGTTACACTTTCTCATTCTATTTGTCCTGTTTCGTTCTTTCGTAATATATTGCCTTCTAAATCTACAACTGTAAACCCATGTTGAATTAAAATATCTACTGAATTCTTAATTGCTTTTACCTTTTGTTGTATTCTGTAATACTCGAATGTTTCGCTTTCTATCATAATAATTTATTTAATGTTAATTTCTTTTAATACTTCTTGAATGTTTTTTAGCTGATTACCTTGCATTTTAGATTGCTCTCTGACTACTTGACTAATTATATAAGGCAAGTCATTAAACAAACTATCTACATTCCATACTAACCACTTTTCATTATCTCCATAATCTCCAAACCCTATGTGAAGTTCTCCATCAGAACAATGTAAATGGTTAGTTTCATATATATATGTATTTGCTTTAGCTTCTTTTAATTGTATCTCTAAGCTTTTAATCTTTTCTTTTTGTGTCATAATTCATAGGTTTTAGATGAGTTAGTTAAATACATAGCATGGCACATTGAGGCATCATGCAATTCATCGTCTGCTGTTCTTACATAGTCGATGTAGTTATCTTGCCAATCTAATCTTTTTTGCATATTGGCAATTCGTTTTTGTAGTTCTTTTACTGTCATTACTTATTGTTTTTATAAGTATCTAAAACTAAACCAACCACAACAGTTAAGGATAGGCAAAGAAATAAGGTTTGAATTCCTAATGTTCCGTTGTTAAATAGGTTGTCGTTAAACGTAAAGACAAGATATAATAAGGATAATGTCATTACACAATAGGTTAATACTATTGCAGTTTTAATTGTTTTGTTAAGTAGTGCTTTCATTGTTTTCTTTATTAGTTATACACAAACTTAGTTAATTATTTCCACCTGACCAAATAAATATAAAAAAAATTATCTAATAAAGTAATTGCCATGAGGTACAGACCTAGTAAGTAAGTACTGAATTGCATATCTCGAGGCATCAATTCCATGATTGAAGTTGTCTTGAGGAATAGAGCCTGATAACTTCCAAGAATAATTATTAAACTCTCTAATTAAATTTATAGAACTGCTATCAATTACTATTTGATAATCTTGCATTAATGCAATACCTGATAAAATACTACCTTTCTTTTTTATTGTAGGAACTATACCTGTTAATCCTTTTGTTTTTAACTCACTGATTAAACGAGGCTCACTATTATCGGCAACAATTAAATTCTTACCTGCCTTACGAATACAAGCATCATATATTTGTGAAGTAGTTAAACCTTTTTTATAAAGATGTTCTTTAAACCAAATAATTTTTCTAGTTTTGTCAATGGCACCTTCTATTAAAGCTGAGGGGTCAACAGAGAAGCCAAAGTCTAAACCGAATATTGAATCTATTTCCGTATTGAATTTACCTATATTCCAATGAGTAAATATAACTCCTTCTGCTCTTTGTAACCAACCACCCATTATTTGATGCTTATATTTAAGAGGTCTTCTAACCTTCATATCCTCTATTTGATTCACAAAGGATTCTGACAAATGGTCTAGGTTATCTAAGTATGTAGTATGTATATAAGTAATATTTTCTTTTGTGCCATTAAATCCATCAGGAACTCCTCTATTTTGAAAGAACCTTTGGTATATCCAATTCTCTTTTGTTGTAGGGTTTAGAATTAATATACATCTATTCTTTACGTTCTTTGCTCTAATACTAAAATCAATCTTATCAAAACTCTCTTCGTCTGTTAACTCTTCTGCTTCGTCTAAAACAAAAGAACTTACACCCTGTATAGATTTAAGCTTTGCCGTTTGGTCTCCACTTGAAGTTCTAATACCACTAAAGTATATTGAACTGCCTGTTAAATTATTAATAATTTCTGTTTTGGTTACAGTGAATTGGTCAAGTATTCCCATCAATTCAAGCTTCTCTATAAACTCAGGGATAATAGACATACCTGCTGAGGTCATTGTATAACGAGTAAATAATATTCTATGTCCTTTTTCGTATGTAAGTAATACTAAAAATGTATTTGTAGCAAATGATTTTCCTGAACCTCTACCCCCAGTTATTACATAGTAACGACTTTTAGAATTGAATAGAGCTTGGTATTTAGGATTAAGATTTAACTTATTCATCTTTTATATCTTCTGATTCTATATCAATAGTTTTTTCTTTGTCAGCAAAGTTAATGATTGGAATGTTAACTTCCGTTTTAACATTAAGTTCTTTTAATTCTTTTGGTTTACCATACTTATATTCCCAAAGTAATCTCATGTGTGGAAAGCTATCTTTAGATTGTTTAGCTAGTTCGAGCCAAGCTTTCTCTTCACTACCAAACACTTTTTTCATAGCACCTAAAGCATAGTTACCTAGCTTTTTTTCTCTTGCTTTTGGTGGTCTTCCTTGTCCTCTTGACACTCCTTTTAAAGCACCATTGTTTGCTCTTCCGTCTTTTTTCTTTTTATTATCGTCTTCTATTCCTTCCATAAACCTCTATTTATTAATTGGCATATAATAGAGTAATTGCCTAAGTCCTGATATGTATCTTTTAACGTTTCATTATTACCCTTGCGATTCTTAATGATTAGATTTTTCCATCTACTTATTTTGTCATTCATTCTAAACCACAAACCATGTAAAGCAAAATCTTTACCTTGTTTAGTTTCTAGGTTTGCACCTGTGCTTATATTACCTATGCCATAATCTAATTGCTTTCTGGCAAATAATTCAAACTGCTCTTCAACAATCTTTTCATAACTCTTGTATAAGTTAGGAGATTCCTTTAACAGTAGCTTTCTATATTTGTTCTTCATATACTAATTTTTTGTCTGGCATATTACTAATAACCATAGTTAATTCGTCTATATCTACGTTAGACAGTGAGTTTATTTTACTTCTAATAAATTCTCTTTTAGTAAAATTATCCATTTTATTTATATTGTCAACTATATGTTCTAACCAAATTAATAAGTCAGTATTATAAATTTTATGTTGTTCAAATGTTTTGACAGAATAAATAATAGTTGCATGATTCATATCCCAATTATTAGACTTATAAAACTCTTTAATTTTTGTAAACCCCATTCTTTTATAATTGTATAATATATAATTTAACAAAGACCTTGTTTCCACATATTCTCTTTGTCTTGTTTTTTTAAATACATCTGTCTTAGACAATTTAATCAATTCGTTTGCAATTTCTTTAGGTGTAATCATTCTTATAAATAATTTTGTTGAGTTTTGTAGTCTTCTAAAGCGTGTAATATTGCACCACAACATTCATAGTGCTCTTCGTTTTCATATTGCTCAATTAATAATGGTATTTCTTTTTCTGTTATTACTCTTTTTTTTAGACAGTGTAGAGTGTCTTCATAACAGTCTAAGTAATCTAAGTATTCTGTTGCCATTTATAACGTTGCCTCTACTAAATAATTTTCAAGGTCATATTCATTTTTAATATATTTTTCATATACTTTTATTGCATATTCAACTTTTTGTTCTCCACTATAATAAAACTTTTCGCTGACATTGAATATACCTAATTCATTTGTAGGAGATTTATCAATGACAATATACTTAAAATCTTTGTAACTTTTGTTAAACAGGTTACAATAAATATAACACTGACTATCATAATTATAAGTATTAGCACTATATTTAAATTTAGACAGAAATGCAGTGCTTTTTAAATCTATTAAGTGTTGACCTAAAATATCTGCTTTACCTCTAAATGGATAGCCCATTAAATTATTAATCATAGGCACTTCAAACTTACTGTTTTCTATAAGTTCACTTGCAGGTTTGCAATTATAAAATCTATCTCTTAATCTTAAAGCTTTGTCTCTGTCTTTAACAGTAAACACATCCCATCTTTCTGCTTTAGCTAATTTATATTCTTTGTTATTTTTTGTTGCTACATCTAAAAATAGACACTCATTAAATTTATCTTCTTCTAATATACTTGCATGAAATAAATAACCCTGTGCAAGTGCATCAGATTCAGTTGGCAGGTTTATCTTATTTAAGTATTCTAATGGCGATTTAAGTAGTTGACTTATTGCACTACTTGATAAACAGGCTTTTGCTAAGTAGCCATAATAGAAACTATCTTCTATTGCTTTTTGTGTGAGTTCATGTCTATCATGCATCTCGTTGTCTAGTGTGATAATTGGTTCTTTCATATTAATTACAGTTTAAATTATATTGGTAAGAAGTATAAGATTCCCAACATCCACTATCCATATAATATGTTACAACTTCATTGTTATAACCATCTCTGCATAAATAAATATACTTAACTAAAGTATTTTCATATTCTACATAATAAGGTTCGTTATAAGGTGCTGAAGGGTATGTTGTTAAGTCGCAATCATCACTGCAACTTAAAAATGTACATAAAAATAAAGTGTAGATTAATGTTCTCATATCTCTTTGTTTTCAACACAAAGTTAATAAAAAAACTGATATAAACAAATATTACATGAAATTCTTTTTCCAAACATCCATACCAACTGCATAGCGTTGTTTAGTGTCTGGGTATTCAAGAATCATTTTAGCATTGTTCATGAACCTTGCCATGAAACTAGCTTTCTGTTCGTATTTTTTAGGTTTTAGTAGTGGCATATATAAATAACAAATATAGTTTATTGTGTACTTTAGAATTTACATTTTTTGCAATCCCATTTTTCGCCCATCTGATTTATATATTTCTTAAACTCTTTTGGCTCTTTGTAGTAAGTCCAACGCTTATCATAATATATACCAGATACTTTACATTTTTCAAGTGGTATATTCAAATCATCATTGTCAAAATCATGTTCTACTTTAAGCACTGCTGATTTATCAGTATGCCAAGAATCACATATCCTTTCTAATAACAACCTTTGTCCTGTTGGTATCTTATTAAATTTATACTTAACCTCTATAAGAATGAGAACTTCATTGTCAAACTCTAATACGGCATCAATATCAGAGGGATGCAACTTACCATTTTGAATACCAGTAAAATCAATAACTTGTTTTACACGTTTTCGATTTCTGATTAGACCTTTGTTTTCAGTCATTGTTATATTCTTTATAAACATTTTTGAGTTTATTATGCACCGTCTTCTTATAACAAGAAGAACAACTTGTTAAAGTTGCCTTTTGGTGAAATACTCTATTGTATATTTTTAAAACACTTTTCTGTACATCAGGCTGAATAGTATTTTTAGATTCTGTATAGTATTTGTCTAGGTATTTATATTCCTCTTCTGTTAAACATTCAGGAGTATAATAAGGATATAGGTCATTAAGTATTTGTTTTCTTTTATCACAACCACAGTCTTCGCCAAGTACCCACTTAGCTACTTTTGCAATTCCTGTTTTTTCTAGTACCTTTTCGACTGTATCTCCAAGTCCTTTAGCTTTTATATTTTTTGTACTCTTCTTTGCTTTCTTTTCTAATTTTTTCTTTGGCATTTGTTAATGTATTAAATATTGAACTTAAACTTATTTTAGTTTCTTTACTAATATCTCGCATACTCATATTAGTATTTAAATATAACTTAGTAAGCTTCTTGTCGTACCAATACCATTCTTCTATTACACCTTCAATCTTATTGTACAACACCTCTAAGTTAACTTTTTTTTTGTAATTATCATTATGTTGGTCAACATCATAAACTATTTGATTCATAATATAATTAAATTTTTCAGTGTCTATGTCTGAAAATAACACTGTTTTTTTATTCTTGTTATAATTTGTAAACTTACTATAATATAAATTTCTTAATGTAATGTATATATAAAATGTGTTGATTTCGGTTTCATTATACATAATTCTTTTTACATCTTTTGTATAATCATACATTCTTAAATACATCTCTTGAACTAACTCATTAGCATCATTAGTGTTTAATTTAAAACTCTTTGCCATATTAAGCCATTCATTATGCCTCTTAGCTAGTATGTCAAGTATCTTAGAGCTCATTGTTAAATATTATGTCTCTAAGTTTACTAAATGAATTTACAACATGATAATTACCCTGCCATTCAGCTTGAAACCTTATTTCGTCTGGTGTAAGTTTTTGTTGTGCTAATGGCTTATCGCCATCTTTTATTTCTATAAGATAATTATTACCTGCATACCCTACTATAATATCTGGTGCACCCTTGCCTAATTGATGAGTATGAAGGACAGAGCATCCTGTCTCTCTGATTTGTAAGACAATCTCTTTTTGGTTAGCATCTACTCTTGCTCTTTTTCGCATCTGATATTATCAACTTCATCAAAGGGTGTTTGATTGTTAAAATAATATCTGTTTGACTTTCTGTGGTATGTTATGCCTTCTATATCTTGTGGATAACCTACCAGTTTTTGTTTCTTTATTTTCTGACTGCCAAATGTAACTTGAGTATTACTAAAATCTAAAGCTCTATTTGGTCTCCATACAAAAAGTACATTATCGCTTTTATCAGCAAATGTTCCACCACCTTTTATTCTATTAACATCTGGCTTAAAATACCTGCCATCATTATCTTTTTGTGGTGTAACTTGGTGTGCAACTAAATGAACTGATATTTTATTTTCTACGGCAAACCTTTTAAGTTCACTCATAAATCTACTAATATATAAATCCTCTCTTTCGCCTCTTTGCATTCTGTGTTGTACAGTGTTGTATGGGTCAATAATCAATGAACGTATTCCTTTTGTCTTAACTAAAAACTTAGCTCTTTCAAATATATCATCTAATTTATAACTTTTTTTTGGATATATAATAAAAAAGTGTTTTTTCATAAACTCTATACCTTTTTTAAACTCTGCTTCACTCATATAATTATTCTCATAAAAAGGGTCTGAACTTTTGCCTATATAACATTCAATCAAGTCATGGAAAAAATCATTTATTGGCATATTCTCTGGACTGAATACTGCAAACTTCCAACCATCATGAAACGCTTTTAGTACAGATAATTGATTTAAAAACATACTTTTCCCTTCATTTTGATAGCCAGTCCAAATGTTTACCTCTCCGTTTCTCCAAGTCCATGCCCTATCTATACAATTTATGTGAGTTGTTGAACCCCTTTCTTGACCGTTCTTATAACCATCTAACATACTATCGTAAATATCATCAACACTAAATATACCTTCTACTTTAGGCACTCTAGCGTGTTTAAATCTATGTTGTAAAGATTCCATACCTTCATTTAGCAAAACCTCATTGGCATCTTTATAGGGATTTGTATCTATTAATCTTATTTTTTCAGCACCAATCCTTCTTATAAGCTCCTCCTCTAAATACCTTCCGTTTTCATCATTATCAGTACACAAATAAACTGCTTTTGCATTGTCAAACACTTCATAACAATTTGTTATACATTCTAATTTTTTGTCTAAATTCTTGTCTCTGGCATTTGGTGCACCCATATTTACAGAAGTATGCCAAGTAAAACCTGCAACCTCCCAACTAAGTGAATCAAATTCACCTTCACATAGTATCACAAAATCTTGACTTACAACCCTATCGTAATTAAATATAATTGGTTCACCATTTTTAGATTGTGTAAATGTTTTATTATCAATACCTCTTGTTTTGTAATTTACAAGCTCATTATTTTTTAAATATGGAAACACAATACTTTTACCATCTTTAGTAGATATAATTTTATTGTTTTCAATAACCTTGTTAGTTATGCCTCTTTTATTAAGAAACTTAATAGCTTTAGAATTTATCTTCTTTAAGTTATTTGTAGTTGGTAAAGTATATGTTTTTTGTTGCATAGTATTATTAGGGTTTACAGAACCGTTCCAACCGCAGTGATGACAATGGTATAAACCATCATCTAAATTTATTGACAAAGAGGTATCTCTTTTGTTTTTTCTAGTATGACTACATTTTGGGCACTTTACCTTCTGTTGAGAGTATTTGCCTTTGGGTACGATTCCAATTTTTTCAAAGTTTTCTTGCATAGTAATTTTTTTTGTATATATTTTATATTACACTATGTAATATATTACACTATGTAATATTTATTTATATATTACACTATGTATTACATACAACTGACATTCTTGGCATCTGGACTAACGTAAATCTTACGTTCTTTGCCATCATTTCCTAAGCTTTTTGTTATTCTGTTTATGTATTTCTTGTTTTCTAATTTGTTTAATATCCTGTATAAGGTTCTATCATTTAAATTTAATGCCATACAAATACTTTCGTTTGAGGCATAGCAATAACCTCTTTGTATTGACAATGAATCTATATAAGATAATACCGTAGCTTCTGATATTGATAAACTTGTATTCATAAATGCTAAATTAATGTTAACGTATTTTGATTTTTTTCTTTGTGTCATGTTGTTAGATAAAAATCCCCCAAAACCAAAGTAATGAGGGAATTATTAATTAAAATGGTAAATCTGGTGTAGGCAATTTAGCAGATTGTTCAACCTTTTTTTCGTCTGGCTTAAATTCATCTAGCCATACTGAGTGGGTTTTACCATATTGGTCAACTTCTTTTTTGTTACCAATAGTTAGTTTTAAATAACGTTTACCGTTATAGTCAAACCAAGCATCTTTAGTCATTTCTTCGTTAATGGTAAAGTTAATTAGGTCGTAGTTCCCAACTTTTTTACCACTTCCTACAAATTTTCTTTCATTCATAATTTTAATTTAATTTAGGTTAATAATAATTTTTCTACTTTCTTACTTACTTTATATTTTTTTCTAATATCGGTGATAGTAAAACCTTTTTCTTTAATAGCTTGTTTAGCTTTATTAAATTTGTCTCCTTTTTCTTCTAACCAGTCTTTAGCAGGCTCTAATACGTCTGTAGAGGCATTCTTAGCTACCTTAGAGTGATTATTAGTAGCATCTGCATCTTTGGTATCATCAATTAAAAATAAACCGTTTAAAGCGTACTTTCTAGCATAACTGCTTGATGCTCCATAGCATTGAGCTACGTCCATTCCTTTTCTATTTAAGTTAATACCTGCTTGAGCTCTGACAGTAATTTTGTCTTTACCATCAGTAATCTCAGCAACTGCATTAACAAATAAAGGTTCTGGAGCAATAGAATCAGAGATAGTCAATAACAACCCTTCTTTTATAAGTAAAGGTTTAACTGCTTCTAAAATGTCTTCACAACTTCTGTAGTTATAATTACCGAAATTGTTTCTTTGATTTTTTGGTGCTTTCAAACTCCCTTGAATTTTCACCAACTTCTTTGTTAAATTTTCCATGTAGCAAACCTAAACATAAAATATGTCATGTGCAAGACAAAAGACAAAAAAAAGAGGCAACATCTAGTTACCCCTTTTCATTGAAAACAAAGAAAATCAACAGATATTCGCACCCTATTGAATTCACAAAGATATAAAAATACCTATTAAATTCATAGTGTATTGAATTTATTTATTAACTCTTAAATATACTTGTAGATTTTTCTGCGGTACGACCGCCAAAATACGCCAATACAACTGCCATCATTACTTTTTCAAATGTATCATTCCAAGTTGCTCCAATATGAAAAGGCACGCTTTCTATACTATCTAATATACCAGCTAAACTAAATACAACTATGCACCAAACTAAAACTAAAGGTCTTACATTTTTACTTAACCATGAATCTGACATTGAATCTGCTTCCCACCTACTTGTTATAGATTCTATTTCTTTATTTTGCTGGTCATAAATCATTTGTTGTAGCTTTATTTTATCATCATTAGATATTTTAGATTTACCTATTTCAGCTAAAGCTTCTTTTGGTGAAGTAACACCACTTAATACTTTACCTAGTGCAGGATTTATCATTGATGCAGCACCAAATAATAATTTGCCAACTGTAGTTTCTTTAAATTTCTTTTTATCAGACATGACTTATATCTTTATATTTTGTTTTACCACTTTCTTTATATGCTAGCAAACATCTCTTCCTGTTTGAATCGCTATCTACATAACTTACATGAACCCAATCAGGTTCAGTATCTGTACCAAATTCCCAAATAAGCTGGTCAAAATCAAGGTTATCTTTAATATAGTAATACATATAAGAATTAGAAACATAACCATAAACATCATCAATATCAATAGCTCTGCCTTGACAGTGCTGACTTCTGCTACTTCCGCCAATCGCTTTATTAAGTTTTTCACATCTAAAAAATGAATTGATTTTAATTGGACCGTTAACAGCTTTTCTAAGTGGTTCAAACACCTTCTCAGCGATTAATTCCATGTTTTGAAGTTCATACTCACTAGGTTTGTTTTCTATGCCTAAGCGAAGAGCTGTGACGCTTCTAGTAGCTTCTTTGTAGGTAATATGTTTGCTAATCTTGCTCATTATTTATTTAATTTAACCTTACTTTTATTTACATCTAACCTTGAAATGTCTTTTGTTTCCCCTTTAGATTTATAAGTATTATTAGTACTTTTAGTGTTATACTCATAAGTTCTATTATTAGAATAAATATTACTGTTATATTGCCAGTAGTTATAGTAATAAGGGTCGTAGTTTCTACCATACAAAGGATATATACTACGATAAATATTAGGACGAATTTTGTCTATTGGTAATAATAATGTATCACCTTCACTTGTAACAGCTAAAACGTGTTTTATAGTTGGTTTTTGAGTGTAAGTTCCGCAACTTATAATAAATAATAATATCAGCAATACTCTCATAATTTGTTAATTCTATTGACATTATTTTGTATGTCAAGATTCCCCACTTTAATCTTTAATGATATATCTGCTATATATTGCATTCTTACTCTACCTTTTTTATCCATAATAACAATAACAGGAACAGCAATAATACTTTTTTGTATATCTTTAGGTTGGTCTTTTAGGTAACTAAACTTTACTGTAGCACCAGTAATACCACTTAAATCATAATTATTTTTTTTATTCCATTCTGCATTTATTTGCAAAACTGTTGCGTTTTGACTATATACAAAGCCCGCAACCAATACACATATTGCACATAATATATTTTTCATTTACTAATTATTTCAAATAGCTTATCGTCTATTTTCTTTAAAGCATTTGAGTTTTCTTCTACCTTAGTTCCAGTATTCATTATAGTTTCTCTAATTAACTGGTCTTTTAAATCGTACTCAGTTCTACTAATTTCTGGTTCTGGTAGTTGTTTAGCTTCCTCTATATCTGCTTGTAAAGCAAACCACATTCCTATAAGGGTAGATAATGCCACCCCTATACCAATAAGTGTTTTTATACTAATTTCAAATTTACTGTCTTCGCTTAATTCTTTACTCATTTTAGTTTATTAGTTTTTTGAATAGTATAAATAATTGTACAGACAAGAAGTATAATTTTTAGCCATACCTCTAACTCAGTTAAAGAAACTATAAAGGCTATTGAATTTATAAGGTATATCTTCATGTCTGCAAAATCCATAGCGTTATTCTTTTACTTCTTCAGCTTCTTCAACAATCTCTTTGTAAGAACCATCTTTTAAGTCAATATTAATTTTACCATACTTATTTTCTAGTTCTTCTTTTACTTTGTTACTTTCTTCTTGCACTTGTGCAAAAGCGTGTAACAGTCCGTGCTTCTGTACTTCTAAAGTACCTAAGTCGTGTTTGATTGCAGAAAACTTTTTTTCTGATTCTAATAATGATTCTAATTCTTCTTTACTAATTTTTGACATTTTATTAAATTTATAGTTATATTACAAATATATTAAATTAATTCCAGTTAGGACGTAATGTTTCATCTACAGGATTCTTTTTTAATTCTATTTGTCTATCTAAGATTTCTTTCATACTGTCAACATCTAATCCTGCTTCTAACCATCCAACTACATCTTCTTTAGTTAAGTCAGCATATTCTATAAATGGTTCTTCAGGATTGTATTGTACCCTTAAAGTACCTATTGAACTTACTGATACAGGTTCTTCTGAATCGTCTTGACCTATAAAAGACCAATGCACCGTATAGATTACATTGTCTAAGTCGTTTTGGTGGATTTTAGCATCTAATGCGTTTATTGTCCAATTATAAGTATTTGCCATATTTAATTATTTATTTGAGTTTTTAATAGTTCTATTTCTGCTTTTAGTTCTTTTATAGCACCTACTAATAATGGTACTAATTTACTCTGGTCTATTCCTTGATAGATTGCATTATTATCTTCATCTACTGCATCTTTTTCTCCTGTAATTGCTTCAGGCACTATATCTTGCACTTCGTGTGCTAAGAATCCATCTACTGTTTTATCTGCATCTTCTATAAAGTTAAATCTACTAGGTTTTAATTGACTTACTCTGTCTAAAGCACCAGTCATTTCTTTTACATTTTCTTTTAATCTATAATCAGAAGACGTGTTATAAGCAGTAGCTGTTGATGTTGAACTTATAGAACCAACACTACTTTGATTTGTAGATATTGGTTTATGATAAAATATCCAATGTGTATAACCTTGACCATTTTGACCAAAACTGTATGCTCCAGTACCTCCAGTTGCACCTGTATCACCACCTGCAAATATTACATTAGAATTAGTATTTGCTCCTACATTATGAACAAATAATTGTGAGTTATTTACAGCAGTAGTAAAGTTGCTACCTATAGTTGCACTTTCTCCTATATGTAATTTAGATTGAGGCGAAGCAGTTCCTATTCCTACTTTTCCATTATTTACAATAAACATTCCAGTACCACTATGAGTATAAAATGCTGAATTAAATGTTGTGCCTGCTGTGCCTGTTGTATTTACAGATAAACCATATGGTAAAGCTTGAGTGTTTTCTATTTGACAAGTCCAAGTATCATTTACACCAATAACTTTTAATTTAGCTGTAGGTGAAGTCGTACCAATTCCTAATTTACCATCATTGGTTAATGACATCATAGCATAAGTAAGTGATGCTGCACTAGAATCAAATGAAGTTGTACTAGATTTTCTTGCCCAAATATATCT